CCTATTTACGCTTATTATTATTGTAACTCAGATATCGGTAACATAATCAGATATAGCTATCATTTCAATTCATCGTATCGCGTGTTCTATATTAAGTAAATTAAAAATACTCAATACCTCTATCTCCGTTTTAATTGCATTGGTTTTACTATATCGTATTTCTACTCTCACCGTTTGGACTTGCTATCGTCATTACCCACAGTTTTTGAGCCATTATATACCAATTCTACTACGTTAAAATATATAATGGAGGATGACCCCTCACCCCCAAAGAGTAATCATAAATAGGAATTGAACCTATATTATAGTGCCCACACTATGATAGTTCAGTTTTAAGTCATATTAAGGACTACCTTTTTTCGTCTTGTTTAGGACGGGATTTTGACCATAAGATCGTGGTATGCCTACCTAATATCATAAATAGGAATTGAACCTATATAAAGTGCCCACACTATGATAGTTTAACGTCAGATCTTTTTATGACGTAGCCTTTTAAAATATTGAAGTCGTGCTAAGGACAACATGCCATAAAGAGGAGTTGAACCTCAATTTTGTCCCCACAATTAGGACTACTTACACCGGTTATGGCTTGTCTCGTCGTCTATACGCTCGGACTTAATTCGTCGTCGTAGTTTAAGGTCTTGCCTAGGACCACTCGTCGTCTATACGCTCGGGCTTAATTCGTCGTCGTAGTTTAAGGTCTTGCCTAGGACCACACTCTATTATTGGTACAAATTTTAACGCAATTTAATATAAATAATCATCTGGTTGAAATGATGCGTCATAATAGCTCCTACCCCATTGTGGCAACCATGTTCTCATCATATCATCATCTACCATTTGACCATACTCACTATACCCTGGTGCGTATACTGTTACCTCTCTACCCGTACAGTCAATGATATCCAGTTCACCTTGGATACGCTGTTTACGCCATTTTCTTCCCATACGTTTACCATTACCGATTACAGCGGTCCATTCACTTGCCTTAATTCTGTTTTGTTGACTCATATTGTTTAGTGTTGTTTAGTGTTGTTTTGATTTGTTTTGTTTTATTACTTGTTTTAGTTATAATTTAATATTCTTGGTACAAAATTTTACGCAATTTAATAAATTTTATATAAAATTGATTTTTTTTTTGTACTTTAACTATTAATTATAACTAATACAATACAATACAATACAATACAACATGCCAAAAACAAAATACCCAGAACCAATTGAAATCAATTCTTCTAACATTATTGTTAGCGATGTTAGCGAAGCACCCTTAATTCTTAAAAAATACGGTGTTGCGGTCATACCTATTCCTATTGATAAATCAGAAATGGAAAAAGCATTTAAGGAAACAAAGTTCTATAATACTGCTAATGATATGTTCATAGACAAACATAAGGTAGAAGAGCCTAGTTTATTTGAATTTAATACACCCGGTAAGTATAAAAATAGGAAAGCAGGTGATAATACACAAGGTATGATACATCAGTATGGTACACCATTACACACCTTATTACAAACAAACACTACTATTTGTAATACTATGAAGTCCCTATATGGTGGCGATATTAAGTATTTACCAAATAGATTAAGGGTTTGTAGGAAATTTAAAAATAATTGTAATACTCTACATATAGAGGCCCATGAATTATTTGAGGAAAAAGAGGGTGAATTAAGGTTAATACCTGGCGAAATAGCATCCTTAGTAGGACTTACTGGTATAAGAAGGTTTGCTTTTTGGGATATAAATGATTGCGACCTTAAACCACTTAAAAATTATCATGATGAACATGGGTCAGAATTTACCTTAATCGACCCAGCTTACATGCATAAACACTACCCAAATAGAAGGAGAATGGTAAATATTGACTGTAGAGAAATGCCTCATATGATAATATGGCAAGAATCTAACCCTCATGAAATAGCTAGTTCACCCTCTATTTCCCTATATATTAGCCCTGTTAAAAAATTTAACAATACTAAAATAACCAAAGTTACTAGTTACCAACCATTAGAATACCTAGGACTTACCTATCACGAAAGCGATTTACTAGGATTATGCTACAATATGGGAGGATTTGAATGGCCAAGTGGTAAAAAATTATACCAATTTGCCCATCATAGAGCATATAACCATTATATTCCCAAAATCGATGATTATTATAAAAGATTACACGGAAAATTTCAGCAAAAATTAGTAAGAAATGGAAAAATAGACCAACATACACCGGAATATAAGGCAAAATTAAAGGATATGAATATTATAGTTCCAGAAATAGCTTTTGATAAAGATACACCTAATTTTGTAGTGGATATTACAAAGTTGCCTATCAAAATATTAGAAGACTACGGATTTATTACTAGGGAAAAATCAAGAGAAGAAATTGCTGCCGATGCCCTACTTCAACTTAACACCCCTCTATTTAAAATAGGAGGACATTTACATTAAATACCTTAAAATAAAAAATAAAAATAATAACCTTAAAATAATAAAATAAATATAAAAATATAAAATATAGTGATATCAAACACTTATTTTTTATTATATATAATAATACTAATTATTTAATTAAATAATATTCTTTTAACCTTAGTAACGATATTAATACTATCATTTATTGTTTTTTTCGCTATTTAAACATATTTCTGAAATAAGTTTTTTTTCAATTGATTTTCTTTTTTTTTTAGTATTGCTATTTTTATAATTATTTAATAAATTTCTTACTTCTTTATCATGTTTAAGTCTATCATCTAACCCCATCCAATCTTCATACTGTTCAAATGGGTTAATAATATATTTAATAAATTTATTTTCTTCAATTGGATCAATAAGAGGTGTATAACAACAACTACTACCAAATCTTCTTCTTACCTTTTCGGCATATTCCATTTCTAACTGGAATATTCTATCAATAACAGAAAAAGCTGATTTTAATAATAATATTGTAGTTAACGCGTCTTCCTTTGTTCTATAAGCTAATTGTAATTTTCTTTTTTTACTTTTCTTTCTTTCATGTTCATTATCTTTATTTGCTTGTTTGTACTCCGTTTTTAAATGTATAATTCTATTTGTAATATCTCTTAATTTTGTTGTATAATCTTTTCTACAATTTTCTATTTTTTTTATTATTGAAAATACATTTAAATTATAAATATTTGGATAATAGTATCTAATTTGTCTAGGTATTATAAATTGATTTGTTGCTTTTATTTCTTTTATTTTTACCTCAATATCAATGATTTTTGTTCTAATATCTTCATCCATATCATCTCTCCCTTTTTTACCAAATAATAAAAAATATCCAGACGAAAATTCACACATAGATTGCAATTTATCATATTGATGAGCTGAAATTTTATGTGCTTCAGCCTTTGCGTCTAATTTCATATAATTCACAATTGATAATAAAAATGTAATAATAGCATTTAAAATAGACAACCATAATGTTCCGCGATATATATCAATAGACATTGGGGATAACACAGAAGCAGAAACGGATAAAAATATAGCAGGCATCATATAATAATTCAAATATGATTCACAATAATCCTTTGCTTCCATATAAATTAACTTTTGACCCCGAACATAGGTAGCTAAAATATCCATAGCCGAAGAGGATGTTTCATTTGCATTGGAATATAAGGCTTCTAAACTTTTTTCAACACCTGTATATGATATTCTACTATATTGATCTCCTGTTGAACTTATATGTTCTTCATAATCATAATCTAATAATTCTAATGGGTTTATAGAATCTATTTTCAACTTTAACTCTCCTTTTAATATATCAAGTGGTTCTTTTCCTTTGAATAATATTTTATTTTGCGATAAATCTGATTTAATTGCACAATTATTTATATTTGTCATTTGGATATTATTCGAAGTATCGATTGTATAACTATAATCATCATAATCATTTATGTTTAAAGTTACTGACATTAAAATATAAAATATGGTTTTATTATAATTTTCAACTTAATAAATTGAATATTATAATTATAATGTTTTTTTATATCATTAAATATGGAAAAACATTTGAAAGAATTATATGGGTTTAACAATTTTCGCGATTATCAAAAAGATATCATTAAAGATATATTGAATAATGAAAATATATTTGCTGTATTACCAACTGGTGGGGGAAAATCTTTATTATATCAATTCCCAGCAACATATACCGGTAAAACAACAATCGTTATATCCCCTCTTATTTCATTAATGAATGACCAATGTATATATTTAAATTCAAAAAATATAAAATCTGTGTGTTTAAATTCAGAAACATCTGTAAATGTTTCACAATATAAGGATTATAAAATTATATATACCACACCAGAATTTATAGTTAGTCGTATACCTGCTTTTAAATTAATGAAAGAGTATATAGGTTTATTTGCCATTGACGAAGCGCATTGTGTTTCTCAATGGAGTCATGATTTTCGCCCTAGTTATCAAAAATTAAGATTAGTAAAACAACACTTTAAAAATGTTCCTATATTAGCTGTTACCGCTACGGCTACTCCAAAAGTATTAGAAGAAATGCATACCTTTCTAGGAGTGAATGATTGTTGTGAATATTTACTAGGAACAAGACGAACTAATTTGGCAATTAATATATTACCTAAATCTAAATTCAAAGAATGTGTTTATGAAGAACCAACTATTATATATGTATCTACACGAAAACTATGTGAAAAAATATCAAATGATTTAAATAATAAAAATATTAAATCGTGCTATTATCACGGAGGTATGTCAAAAAAAGATAAAGAAATTAGTCATAAAAAATTTATAGGTGGCGAAATTAACGTAATTGTGGCAACTATATCATTTGGTATGGGGATTGATAAAGCAGATATTAGACATGTTATTAATTTTGGAGTTCCGTCTGATATTGAAACGTATTATCAAGAAATTGGTCGCGCTGGGAGAGATGGTATTAATAGTAAAGCAACTATTTATTATGATGATGGAGATTTTATGACTATATCATATTTAATCTCTAATGGCGACCCATCTCAAATTGATATTAAAACACATCGATTAAATATGTTATCAAGTTATTTAAAAGAGAAAAACATATGTAGACAACAAATTATAGATTACTATTTTGAAACAGGTAAATATCCAAATGAAAGTCAAGTTGAACATATACCAAAATGTAATATGTGTGATAATTGTCTCCGTGAAACTAATATTGAATTAATAGATATTACAAAAGAATCAACTTGTATAGTTAATATTCTTACTCAAAATGCTAAATATAAAAAATATGATTTGGGATTGAAAAAAACAATCAAAAACATCAAAACACATAAACGATATGCTATTACACCACCTAAATCCGATAAATTTATTACAGATGTTATTGATGTGCTAATATCCAAAAATATATTAAGACGATATAAACCTCCAAAAGGGTATGGGTTAGTAATAGGGTTAGGAGACGTGTTATTAAATACGGTCACTCCAATAAAGGCAAGAATAGAAGAAAACGTAAAAGTTAATTTACTATTTAAAGATTATCATTTTAAGGGAAAAAAGTTAATTGATTTGATGGAATTACGAAATAAATTAGCTAAAAAATTTAATTTAATACCTGGTTCATTTATTAATGATAGGGTAATTAATAATATTTATAATAAGAAACCAAGAACATTAAATGAATTATGGAAGGTCGATGGTATATCTAATGAATTTATTATGACAGAAGAATGTATTGAATTTATGAATGAATATAAAATAATGAATGGATTTATAGCAAAGAAAAAAAAAGGTAGAGTAAATAATAGGGAAAAAATATATAAATTATATAAGCAAAATAAAAGACCACTTGAAATCTCAACAACACTAGGTTTAAATATTCGCACCATTCATAATCATATATTATATATTTATGAGCATTATGTGGATGTTGATATTGATTTGGATTACTATGATTTATCACAAGAAAAAGAAGATAAAATCAAATCAGCAATTCGTGAGGTTGGAACTAAATACCTTAAACCTATAAAAGATATAGTTGGAAAAAAAATATCATATGAACAAATAAAACTATGTATAATTGTTATGAAAATAGAAGAATAATAAATATAAATAAAATATATTATTTTTTATTATTTAATGAAATATCTGTTGTTATATTTTCCATTATAATAGTTTCAAATGCGTCTTTGATGTCTACATTTTTAGCTATGTCATTAATTACAATTTTTGGCGGTGGTTTTAATAATTCAGATGATATTTTACATTTTATATTTTCAGTTACAGTATCATGAGGCAATGGATTAAGTTTATCATATTCGTTATAAAAATCCATATATGCTTTTTTTTGCAATTGATTCACTGAATCGTATATTTCATTACAAGTAACATCTTTAACCCATCCTTCATTTTTATCTTTCACAAAAAAATTCTTTCTTTTTTGATCAGTGCAATGTATTGGTCGTTCTGTTATTGGTATATCGTTTAAATTTTTCAACATTTTAATTGAAACAAAATTTTCAATAACATCGTCTTCCTTTAAAATATCATTTAATTTAAATGTTATGTTATCTACAAAATCTTGCAAACTTTGCGCATTATGACAGTGTTTATCAAGAAATAAATTAAAAGAAATATTATTAGTTTGGTTATTATTTATAGTTGTATGTGTTGGAGTTTCAACTACTTTATTTAATGTAGTAGTAAGTAAATTTACTTGCTTCGCTAATAATTCTAATTTATCCATGTTATTATGACTATTGGTTTGATTTTTTACTGACTTGCCACTTTTTGCCACTTTTTTGCCACTTTTTGCCACTTTTTGTTTATGCTTAATAGTGTTAATATGTTTTTCCCAATTATATTTTTTAGACGCGTTATAGTTACAAAATTGACAAGTCTTAAAAAATTTTGTTTTTTCTTTTTTTTCTTTTTTTTGCCATTTTCTACTCTTTGTATCGCATTTTGCTAAATGCTTTTTGGTGCGAAGATGTTTGTTATAATTTGAATTGTTTGACGATGAATAATCACAAAGTTCACAATAAAAATTTAAAGTAGTTTTTTTATTTTTATGAGTAGTTTTAGAGTAGTTTTTATTTTCCATTTACATTTTAATAGAAAAAAATATTTAAGTATATTTTCTTGTAAAAAAGGCACCATTAGAAAATTTTTATTTTTCTAATGGTGCCTTTTTT